TCTAACAAATTCTTCCGCAGACAATAGTGATGCAGATTGCCATTCTTCCATTGCTATATCTATGAAGTTACTTTCTACTTCCGATTTCAAGTATTTATGGAACCCAGTGCTGCCAAATAAAAATTCTTCCCAATTCTGCACACCACTAGATTGAGCTTCTTGAAGCATATTTACTACATCCATTCTTTGATTTCGTGGATAGTAATGTAAATTCATTCCATAAAAAACTTCATTTGAATTGAGAACAATGAAGCAAAGTGGATTTTTATCATAAAATCTTTTTTCTGCTGTTAGTGCTCGATAGCGAAATAGAACTAAATGTCCCACTTCAGGAATACTTGTAATTTTTGATTTTGGAAATTGAGACTTATACTCCAAGATCGTGCTCCGTTAGAATTTTAAATTCCCATTTTCTATCATCACAGTATTCTTTTGCTGCTTCCCACTTTGCCATATTTTTAGCGTATTCAACAACTTCACTAATATATTTTTTTGACTTGCTCTTTTGTGGTGTAGGACCTTTTACTTGCTTTGCTGGTTTTATTTCAATCAAACTTTCTACAATTTTCCCAGACGTATTTTTGTATTTGATATAAAAGTCTGGAAAATACTTATGATATCGATTATCAACTGGAGATTTATAAGGTATCCAAAGTTCTTCCGATGACCAAATTAAAATATTTTCATTTTTATCACAATAATTCATAAATTTTAGTTCCCATAAAGATCTATAAATGATATTTGTGGGATCGCCTTTGTATTTTTTAGGATTGGAAGGTCGAAACTTTCCCTTATAACTCATACATAGTATATAAACGTCTTCTATTTAGATGACTAGAGAAAGTAATTTAGAAGCAACTAGAAATAGGATTTACCTTCCTACATCAGAACTTTATAGGTCTAGTATAAGTAAAACTGGATCTGGTATTGTTCCTGCATTTAATAATCTTTATGATGTGTGGATAGATTTTGGTAGTACCACAACTGACAGTGGTAATAGTTTATTGGGATTTATTAATCAGCATGGATTTTACGATGCTAGATCGACAGAAAATCCAGGAAATTACTTAGCGTTGTTTTGCTCAGAAGCAGTTCTTCCAGGGTCACAAATTCAAACCTCACAAGTTGATGGATTGAGACAAGGTGTATCTTCAAACTATGCTATTTTTAGAAGATATCCTGATATTACATTAACATATTATTCTCAAAAAGATTATTATACAAATGAAGTTTTCAATGCTTGGATGGAATATATTTCACCAACTACATTATCATCTGGTAGGCATGGTGCAAATACTCAACAAAGAAAAAATGATCGTGCTGCATATAAGAAATTAAAATATCCTCTTAGTTACAAGTGTGATATTCAAATCACTGCATTTAGTGGAGATATTCTTCCTGAGAATAATCGATTAAAATCGACTGATAGTGTTAGAAGTTCTGCTAGAATGTCTAGTAGCATTACATATCATTTAATGGATGCATTTCCTGTCAATATTGTTGCTGCTCCATTGGCATATGGTGATGCTGAATTGATTAAAACTGCAGTAACATTTAAATACGATTATTATTATACTGATAGAACTTCTAGATCTTTTGATACTGATACTCTTGTAAGATCAGATTTTGGAAAGAACGTTAGAAATCCATTCTAAATAAAGACAATGATGTGAATTTTTATGCCATTACCTAAGGTTGTAACTCCTACATTTGAACTAGATCTCATTTCAACTGGTAAGACAATTAAATATCGTCCATTTCTCGTTAAGGAAGAAAAAGTTCTTCTGATTGCACTTGAAAGCGGTAATGAAAAGGATATTTTAAACGCTGTAAAGGATGTTTTAAAATCCTGTGTTCTTACTCGTGGTGTAAAAGTAGAAGATCTTCCTAGTTTTGAACTTGAATATCTTTTCTTGAATATTCGTAGCAAGTCTGTTGGTGAAAGTGTAGAACTTCTAGTTACCTGCACTGACGATGGAGAAACTCAAGTTCCATTGTCAGTTAAAATTAATGAAGTAAAACTTGTTGTTCCTGATGGACATAATGATCTAATTGAACTTGGCGGAGGATTATTCATGAAATTGAAATATCCTTCAATGCAACAGTTTGTAGAGAATAACTTCTCACTTTCAAAAGCGGGAACTAATTCAGAAAAAATTGATAAAGCGTTTAAGTCTGTAATCTCATGCATCGAACAACTTTATAATGAAGACGAAGCATGGTCATATTCAGATTATACTGAAAAAGAATGGATTGAATTTCTTGAGGGATTGGATAGTTTTCAATTCCAAATGATTGAGAAGTTTTTTGAAACAATGCCAAAGTTATCATATTCTACAAAGATAAAAAATCCCAACACTGGTGTTGATACTGATGTCCTAATTGAGGGATTAACAAATTTTTTCGCATAATGCTATATCATACAGATATGACTTCATATTTTGAAGATAACTTTGCGTTGATGCATTATCATAAATGGAGTTTATTTGAAATTGAAAACTTGATGCCTTGGGAAAAGGAAATTTATATCAAATACCTAGAGAATTATTTGGAGAAGAAAAAGTTAGAGGCAGCACAAGCAGCAAATGCAATTAGTTGAGCCACAAAATCAAATCCTTCCTGGTATTGTTAGCGTAGAGAAGAAGTCTCCATCTCTTACTCCTTTACGTCGTAGGATGGGTTTGGCTTATGATAAGTTGCTCATGGAAGCGGAAGAAAGAGAAGGATCTCTTTCTCCAAAAACGATTAGAACTTTAGGTAAATTAGTTCTAGAGTTTGAACAAGTCAATACTAATCTTGCATCAATTCAAGCACAGATTAGACAAGACATTCGTGATAAGAAAAGATATTTTGATGACGAGAAAAAATTATACAAGAAGGAAGAAGAAAACTTAACCAGTTTACGTGGATCATTCTTTGATCTGAGATCTAAGTTTGCTGGAATATCTGCAGCTCTTGCTGGTAAAGCATTACTAGAAGGTAGATTTGGTGATGCTGCTGCCAATGCTGGGTTTGCAGTTACTGCAATGCTCCCAGAGATCGTTAATATCGCTTCTGGACTAGTTCTTTCACGAATGGCACTTGGTGGTATGGGACGTGCTGCGGCAGGTGCTACCATCGCCCGTGGGGGTGGTGTAAGAATGCCTGGTATGGGCGGACTGGGTATGCTTGGACTTGCAGCAGCAGTTCCTCTTACAATGGGTGCTGCAGATGTAAGAAGACAAGAATTAGTAAGAAGACAAACTGGATCTGCTGGTATTAGTCCAGACGATGTAGATAGATTTCAAGCGACAGTAACTCGTTTTGATGCAATTTTATCGCAAAAAGGTGGTGGAGGAAAAGCACAAGAACAACCAAAGGTTGCTGTAGAAGAGGATCCTCGTGGTAAAGATGATAAAAAACCACCACCACCATTAAAAGCTCCATCTGGAGATGTGTTTGCTGGTGATATTCTTGCAGACACTCCAGAAGAAAAAGCATTGATTGCAACTGTTAGAGAAACAGAAGGAACCGCAGGTAAAGATGGATATAGTACGTTTTTCGGTGGTTCTTTATATGGTGGTGATTTACGGAAAAAAACCGTCGCTGAAGTTGCTGAGTTGCAAAAAAAATTCCTTAGAGAAGGTAGAGGTAGATTTTATGATGCTGGAACGAAAACATATAGACAATCTGGTGTTGTTGGTGCTGGACAATTTAAATATCCAGAACAGATTGCTAGATCTATGGGAATGGATCCAGCAAAAACACTATTTGATGAAGCGTTTCAAAATAGTGCAATACTTTATTCTGCAAGAAAAAAAAGAGGTGTAGATCCAAGCAAACCATTAACGCTTCAGGATATTCAGGCATTAAATCCAGAATGGTCTGGTCTTGGTCCTTACTATGGACAAACAACAAGAACTATCGAACAATCTTTAAAATTATATCAACAAAATTTAAGAGAAGCACAAAAGGTAGAAACTAAACCAAAACCAACAAGAAAACCTCCATCAGAAGATCCAAGATCTCAGAGTATGCAGTTTATGAAACCTGCAGGTTCTGATATTTCTTTAATTACAATTCCTGGACAACAAAAGGTTGCTAAACCACAAGGACCAAAAACTGCTCCAGCTTCATCTGAAGTTGCATTCAATACAACTTTTGAAAGTGTTGATAGATTTACTTCTAATCTTATTCTAGGGGTGTATAGTTCATGAACTTAGAACAGGTATTAGCAGTTGCTGCATCCAATAAAACAAATAGTGTCAATCTTGAAAAACTATTTGCAAAGTCTGTTGCAACAACAAATGAGGTTGAAACTCAACGATTACGTGCTAAAACCCAACTTCTAGAAGTAAGACAGAAAACTTATTCTGCGATCAGACAGTCTCAAGAAGAACAAGAAAAGAAAGGTGGTGTCTTAGATAAAATTCTTGGTACTCTTGGTCTTGCAGGATTAGCAAAAGGATTAAAAGGTGCTAAACCACCAACAGGTGGAGCAGGTGTTGTATCACCTAAACCCAAACCTGGTGGACCTAGAAT